CCCGGCTTAAGTGCAACACCAGGTGCCCGTTAAGGCACCTTTTCGAAAGGAGACTAGGAAGATGACTATCAAATCCCGTGACGTCTACGATTATCATCGTGCCGGCACTTCTGGTGATTATATGAATGGGGTTAGAGTTAATCCCGTTCATTACATCTACGAGAATCGTGGATTTGAGAAGCTGATCTCAGAGGGTCATCGCGGTTGGGCAGACCTCAAAAGAGGAAAGCTCAAGGGCGCTGATATAGGTGGAGATTTCTCTCTACAGAGAGTTCTCTTTACCTCCACTCCCGCTGTCGCAGACATTAGCTATGTCTACGGCCTCGGCTCAGGATGGTGGTACCATGGAGAAATCCATGCTAACCGCCTTGGAGTGTTGAAGACAACTAGTCAGTTGCCTCCAGCAATCGACAAAGGGGTCCTAAACATCATAGGAACGAAGGGTATCGCAAAGAACCCTGTTCGTCCTCATGGTAATTTAGGCCAATTCCTGGGTGAGCTTCATGACCTGCCTAAACTCGCTCACATTGAGAACTTCAAGTCAACAGCTTCGGTTTTCCGAGGCCTTTGGCATGATCTTCGCACAAATCGGGGTTTAACCCGATCTGTTGCTAAGAATTATCTCAATTACGAGTTTGGCTGGAAGCCTTTTGTACAGGACCTTCAAGGTTACTTTAAGAACCTTTTAGATTCTGACAAAATCCTCCGTCAGCTTGCCCGTGACAACGGTAAGACTGTACGAAGGCGCTCTCATCTTCCTGAAGAGCGTAACGAGAGCTCAACGAATTCGACTGGCTATTTCACTAGTCCGTCGCTCGTCTCTTACCTCTATGCTGGCGATCAGAAACAATACAAGACTGAAACGTATGAACGCTTCCGTTGGTTTTCTGGTACATTCCGCTATTGGATACCCCAAATGGTTGATCAACCATTTTGGTCTATCGATAGTGTCGTGCAACAGAATCGACTCTCTCGAGTCGTCTTCGGAGCGTCCATGACGCCAGATCTTCTATGGGAACTGATGCCATGGTCATGGTTGGCCGACTGGGGTGGTAATGTTGGGGATATCATCTCTAACACTACCGACATCGAGTTGAACAACCTGGTCATCGAGCACGCGTATGCTATGTGTACTGAGCGTACACGTACGTCATGGGCAGTTACCGCGCCTTTTAAAGGTTGTGGTACCTTATCCATGAAGGCCGAAGACCTCACTGAGGTAAAAGGTCGTGCTCCAGCTACTCCTTTCGGGTTTGGTATAGACATGACCACGTTAAGTGCTCATCAATATACCATTCTAGCGGCCTTGGGATTGTCCCGAAGTCGTTAGCCTAGGGTTCTCCTAGGAATCAACTTCAAGAAAGTCGTGCCAATGTTGGCGGACCCTCAGTCTATTCCCTACCCCACGGCAGGGACTAAGAGCCTGGCCCGTAACTCTAACGGACCAGGTGCTGCATCGCTGTATGCGACGGACGATCAACTTTCGCAACTGCAGATTTCACATCAGCAGACGAAAGGCGGTCGCACTCGTCGTCTCGTTAAACTCACGTTTAACAAGACAGCGGCGGATCCGATTATCCCGGCTCAGAACAAGCAGTTTTCAATGTCTGTGAGCATCGTTTTCGATGTTCCTACATTGTACGGCTTCACTGGTGCCGAGGTTCTCGACGTCTATAAAGGCCTTGTGGCCAATATGGCGGCGAATACGGATACGAACGTGAAAGCCATCATCGCTGGTAATCCTTAAGAAGGAAACTCCTTATGGCTAACCAGTGGACGCCTTCCAAGATTGCAACGTTCCTGTTCAATCTTCAGGCAATACTCGCTCTGATCAACCAGGCTAAACACCCGGAAAGTCAGCTCCCCATTCTTCAGCATATTGCTGAGAGTGAAGCTCAGGATGAAAATCCTGGCGAGTAGATGCTTTCGCTAGCAAGGGAAACAACATTGGCTATGGATTGCCGCAACTCTCATAAGAGGGCACGACATGAAAAGCCTAATGCGACTTCTCTTGTGTGTGCTAGAAGATTCTAGCATATGGTGTCGCACTTGCACCACGCGTGATTGGTTAACAATCACACGACGTGTCGAAAATGAAGGGTTTTCGTTTTTGACGATTACCCTACCTGCCTTTGGCCAAGATTTCGAAAGAAGTCTTGATCAGGGACATCTGGCTTCTGAGAGCTTTTTGGGCTTCAAACGCCTGAGAGGTTCCCCAGTCCCCGCTTTCTTAAGTGGGTTGCTGAGCCTTATTTTCGACGCTGGTACTGGTGACTTACTTCCCGTACCGGACGTAAATGCCATCTTTTTCATACGGCAGATATGCTATATGTTTAAGAAGGTTCTTCTTCCGTGTACTAACAAGCGCACGGAGGATGCTTATGTCCGATACTGGGAGTGTGAGCAGGAAGTCATTACTGACCTTGAGCAGATCGATCCTGATAGACTTAAGTCTTTTCGGATGGCTTCGGCTCTTCTGTGGTCCACAAGTCTCGGATCAGTTAACCAAATGGTTATTGATATGGAGTGTGTACCACGGCATGGTCCAGGTGCTACTGCTGAGCGGATTTCGGGAAACCGAAAATTCGAAATCAGACAATGGCATGAACGATTAGAACCGTTCTTCCCTGCCTCTAGCTTTACGATACCTAATCTTGGGTTCGTTGAGCAGCTAGAGAGTATTGACTTTCTCGAACCCGGAGCCGAAACGCCTGTTAGGGTCATTACGGTTCCTAAAACGCTGAAAACGCCTAGGATCATAGCTATCGAACCCGTGTGTATGCAATACACACAGCAATCGATACTACATCCTTTGGTTGCTTGTCTTGAGGCATCCGAGCTTACGCGCGGTTATCTCAATTTCACGGATCAAACCGTGAACCAGCAGCTCGCTCTTTCTTCTTCAAGTACCGGGCGCCTTGCGACGCTCGATATGAAGGATGCAAGCGATCGTGTTTCAGTCAAGCTTGTAGAGTGCATGCTCGAGACCGTCCCGGATTTCCGTGACGCTATTCTAGCATGTCGTTCTACAACTGCTGACGTTCCTGGCAGAGGGGTTATACCTCTCGCCAAGTTCGCGTCTATGGGTTCAGCCCTGTGTTTTCCCATCGAGTCTATGGTGTTTTACACCATATGCTTAATGGCGATCATGCAGGACTTAAGTCACCCGTGGACTCTCAAAGCACTTAGAAAAGTGCTTGGGAGCGTGCACGTCTACGGAGATGATATCATTGTCCCCGTAGAACATGTGCAGTCCGTGATGAGAGAGCTAGAAGCTTTTGGGCTTCTAGTGAACAGACGCAAGTCTTTCTGGACTGGCAAGTTCAGAGAGTCCTGCGGCTTGGACGCTTACGACGGAGTCCCGGTTACACCGGTTTACTGTCGTCGTTTGCTTCCTACATCACGGCATGATGCTTCGGAGATGCTTTCTGTCATTTCGCTCCGCAACCAACTTTATAAGGCTGGTTGTTGGCGATCTGCTCAGTGGCTCACTAACTTGATCGAAGGATTTGCACCCTTCCCACTTGTTAGCGAAACATCTCCTGTGCAAGGTATGATGTCTTACACCTTCGGGTATGAGACTCAACGGATGTGTATCAACCTTCATAGACCTTTGGTCCGTGGGATTGTTACCTCCGTTAAGCACCGTCGGAGCAATCTAACCGGTGTTTATGCCCTGTTAAAGTGTTTGCTTCATCAGGGATCTCAACCGATCTTTGATAAACGACACTTGGAACGTCATGGACGTCCTGAAGCCGTCGACATCAAGCTCAGGTGGGCTCCCGCGTTCTAACAGACGCGGGTAGTTGGTAATGTGCTTGCACACCACCAACCGGAGAGAATGAG